GTAGCGTCAATATCAATATCTTGAAATCCGTTTTGAGAACGAACTGGTCCGTTAAAAGTTGTATTAGCCATGTTAATCTCCTTGTCGTGGCAAATGTCAGGCGCGGAATGCGACTGTCAAGGTGGTTACAGGTTACACTACCTCTTTGTAAAAAGAAAGAGTGCAACCTTTAATTTATTTTTTAGCTTCTTCAGAAAGAATTAAACCTAATATGGCACAACCCAAACCTACAAAAACTAATTCCCCAATTCCTGTAATTGTTCCTATAGCAATTACACCAACGCCAATTGCGCCCCATGAAGAAGGCTCAGATAGTCTATTTATAATCCAATTCATTTTTTCAATCCTTTTTACAATTAATAAAAAAAGGCGACCAAAGCCGCCTTTTATATTCTTTTAACAAGAGCAATTATTAAGCTCCAGGTGATCCATATACGCAACGTGGGTCACTAAATCCGAAAGAATAACGCTCACGGGCTTTAAACCGCATGTTACCTGTATCGAAATCAGCTTCCATGTTAGTACGCATTGGAGAACGCTCAAAATGCTTAAATCCGTTAGGAGCATCTGTTTTGAGGAAGAACGCATCAGGATCTGTCAAGAAGTGATTGACAGTATATCCTTCAGAAACCATTCCCATGTTTTTAACTGCGTTGATGTCATTATCAGCAGTTGATGGGCGTAGTGTGGTTTCTAGCAAACGATCTGCAATAAACTGTAGCTGAGGTGGAATTATTAATTTCATACCACGAAGAGCAACAACCATGTTCCTCTCATCTACAAATCCTGCAACATCAATTAAAGCATTTTCTAACGAAGTTTCGTTAAGATCTGCTGGAGTTGTTGGTTCGTTTGCAAACGTACCGCCACCATTCAAGGGATGCACGCGAGAGCAAAGCTCTACACCATCACCGCCAGTAAATGCAGTATTAAAAGCATTGTTTAGAACAGCCGCTGCTTTAACCTGCTTAGTGTGCGCCATAGATCGGGCTAATGCCTTAGTATAACGTGCGCCAAGTCGGTCATAGAGGTTGTCCTCAATTGCTTCCTCAGTTAGTGCGAAAGCTAGAGCGACGGTTTCGTGTGAATAACGAGCAGTGTATGCTTCGTTAGCCGAGTCGAAACCAACTCCTGCGCCTTCAGTTTTGGTCGGTGCGCTTCCAAAACCAGCCAACATTACTTCTTCTTCAAAAGCTCTGTCTGATGATTCTGTATCAAAGATTTCTGCATGTTCGTTATCATAACGATCATATTCCATCCCGAACAAGGCGTTTAGACCAGGTTCTAGTTCTGCAACTAGTTGTGAACGTGAAATTGCCATAACTTAGTCTCCTTCCTATGCTAATCCAGCGCCTTTAAGCCCGAATATATGATTTTCAATTACAACTTTGATATTGGCGTTAGCAGTAGCTACATCACTATTGTCAGGGTCTTGAGAAATATCAATTGCCTTTAACGGTAAATTAGTTGCTGTTCCACCAGTAGTTACTTCTAACTCAGAACCTGAAACACCACTTTGTGTGCTTCCTGCTGTAGTATAGATAATATCAAAGTTACCGAATAGATCTGCGATTGGGAATATTGCATCCGATTGAATTTCATAAACAACCATAGGGTCATCAATGATAAACGCAATAATATCAGCAGCATTGGTACTTGCTGGATAAAAGTTACTAAATGTTACCTTACCAGTAGTAGGGTCTGTGTACTCACAGCCGTTAAATACACCAACTATTGGTACCTGTCCACCGTCAGCATGTATTGCTACAGTACCTCCAGTAACTTGAGCTACCATATCGCCTTGGAAAATTGATGTATTATAGTTAGCGGCGATTCGATAGCGATTTTGGCCTCCTGTGAATGGGGTTCCCCCGATTCTTCCAATAGGACGTAGACCAAAAGGGGCATCTTGATTTGCCATTTTTACTCTCCTTTAGAGTTTTCTGAGCCTCGTTTAGATCCGAAGCTTACAGATGATTGACGTTGAGGAGCCATTTTGGGCATGTTGGGATTGTTTTCACGCATCCAATCATTGTCCACGGCATCCATTTGATTCTTTGAAGCATTAAGATAATGCTCATTCCGCTGTTTAACCATTTCAATAGGGATACGAGCTAAAACTAATCCGCCTACGCCTATAACGCCTGCGTTCCTTCCCTCATCTACTGTTGGTCCAAAATAATCGGGATGCTCTTCAGCGCGAACGAGTTCCCAGCCTTCCTGCCGTTTCTTATGAACGTTTGTTTTGTCATCGTACTCTAATACAGACTCACGAATCCACCTATGTTTATAGCCTATTGGAGGCTCTGGAGCGTTTAAAGCAGAACCAGGTCGCCACTGTTGAGGTCTTTCTTGGACCTCCCGCGTTGTTGTATCGCGTGAAACTCTATCTGCCATTTTAATCTCTCCTATTTTCCAGTCTAACAACTTCAGCCGCATATTTATCCAGAGGTATTCGCATTTTATTAGCAAACGCCACCTGACCCTTAGTAAGTTCTACTGATTGTTTCCGTCCTTTTTTTATAGACCGACCGTTTCCAGGCGTAGGAGTGACAACTTGGACGTTTTTCTTGTCACTCTTAAATTTAGTTGGCATTTCAGATCTCATTCTTTTATCAATTTCTGAATAATAATCAGTTGATATAGGATCAAATCCTTCAGTAACCATATCTTTGTGAAGTTGTTCAGCGACAGCAGTCATAACTGTGTCCCCTCCATCTCCAAACCATTCATTTTTAGCTCTCCAACCATTCAAAAGTGTGGCATTTTCAGCAGCTCTTGCGTCATTTACTCTAGGTTGAGGATTCTGCGCTCTAGCCTGCTCTTGCTGTCTGTAGTACGCCTGTTCTTTTGCTTCACGAGCAGATCTGGCTTTTTGAACCCTAAGACGTTCTTTTTCTATAGCAATTTGAGAAATAGCTGATTGAGCCTCAGCAACTTTTCCGTTGTCTCCTGCGTCTAAAGCTTCAGTTAAAGCTCTTTTTACGTCATTCTCTTGAGAACTTACACGCCCTTCATATTCAGATAAATATCCCTTATCTAATCGAGCTAACTTGTTTCTGAGAGTCTCATTCTCTTGTTCTTTTTGTTTTGCATAATTTAAAGCGGCAACTGCTTCTTCAGAGGCTAATTTTTGTTTAGCAGTAAGCTTGTTAATTCTTTTCTTAACACCTTCGCTATAACTAGCTAACTCATCTTCTTTTGGTTCTGCCTTAACTTCTTCACGAACATTTGTTCGGGTTTGATCAGAATCATTAGATTCTTCAGCTTCAAGATCTATTTCTACAGACGTTGTTTCATTAGAAACATCATCTTCAACAATTTCTTCTTTAATATTTTCAGCCATAGACATTTTTCCTGTTCTCCTTTGCTTTATACATATGAAATATCTTCGGGGTCAAGGATAGTCGCAATAATATTGTCGTCATTTATAAGACGAACCTCTAAACCTTCCACTTTAAACCTATTTCCAGCATATCTTCCTATTAATACCCATTTCTTTTCAGATGCCCAAGCACCGCTTGGGAATTTCTGGGTATCTGTGTAAGCGTCAGGCCCAAGTTTAACAACGTAAGCCGCCACAGTTGCGAAGGATTCACGCTCTCGAACAGAGTCTGGAACTATTACTCCACCTTTAGTTTTGGAGCTAGGATAATATGGGATAATAAGAACTCTATAACCAGTTGGCTGGGGTAGGCGTTCTATTACAGAACTTTCTAGATTAGAAGGATCATCTTCATTTTTACTCTTCTCTGGCTCTCTAGAAGCTCCTCCACCAAAGGCAGTTTTTAGTGCTTTTGGCATTTCAGGTTCTTTTTTATTTGCTAAGGATCTTGCGACATGTTCAGGAACATATAATTTTTTAGTCATCTTCTAACATTACACCTTTCATCGCGGTTTTAATTTCATCTTCAATAAAGGCCATTCCGCGTAGTTGACCTGCAATATACCGATACTCATCAAATGAGTTAATCGAACCATCAGCAAGCGTGTCTTTAACTCTAGATATACGCTCGCGAATGTTTTTTAATAAGTAGTCTGCTAAATTTATTGCGTCCATAATTTAGGACAATATACCATGATAAAGGAAAGGCAAGTACAATTACCATCTATTTCTTTTTAATGGTTTTTTTAACTTTTGATTTAACTTTAACTTCTGATTTTGGTTTCTCAACCCAAGCTTCATTTTCTGGTGTTTTAGGATCGTCTTTTACAAAATGACCCTCTTCAGTCCTTGCTCTAACTTTTACTGTTTCAACAACTTTAACAATATTTTTTTTAGCTGCTCTTATTTGTTGAATAATCTTATCTCTTACAGAACCCATTGTAATCTCCTTTTAATTTGCTTTCTGTCTGGCATTAAGAGATGCTATATCTCTTTGAGTTTGGATGCGATCTTCTGCTATTCTTGTTTTATCTCTTAAAGCATTTTCAGAAACAGAAATTCGTTGTTGATCTATCATATTATCATTATTTTCTTTTTCTTTGTCAAATTCTTGCCTAGAAAGAAATTCGTTTTCTTTGCGTTGTAAATCAGCCGATTTTATATCTAATTCTTTATTCCTAATATCCACAAGAGGATCAGTTTCTGGAGGAGTTTCCATAGATTGTGATAACTGTTCTACAGTATCTGCTATTATTTGAGCCGCAATCTTATCTACTTGTGGCTGTATTTGCTGCATCATAGCTTCCATTTGTTGTGGATCTTGCTGAACTTCAGGAGGTATTCCTTGCATAATTTGCTGCTGTGCTTGCTCTTCAGACATTAATCCAATGTGTTCTTGAACATGCCCCTGTAAGGTCATAATAGCATTTTGGTTCATTTCTACTGCTGGAGTAGACATAATGGCTAAATGAGTCTCAATATGTGCTTGATGATCTTGCCCTG